TTCTACTGCCCATACGTTCCTCTCCAAATGGTTCGTGCAGTTGATCAGGATTCTTTCGCTCCAAAAATAGGTTTCAAAACAAGGTACGGAGTTGTTGCAAATCCATTTGCCGAAGGTGCAACAGCAGGAAACGGATCTCTCACAAAAGATAGCAACGTGTACTACAGAAGAGTATTGATTACAAATTTGATGTAAATTAAGTTTTTTATCTTATTCTCTACATAAATAGAATCAGGGGTTTCTTTACCCCTGATTTTTTGTTATAATAAAATATGAATGTGGACCACGAGATTGCCGTCTCTGCCCACTCTAAAACCTAATAAGGAGGTGCCAGCATGATTATTTATCACAAGCATCACATCGTTCCTCGTCATATGGGAGGAACCGACGATTCAAAGAATCTCATCAAAGTCAATACAGCATTACATGCTTTTCTTCATAAATTATTGTGGGAAGAACACGGTAATCAATATGATTTTATTGCATGGAAATGTCTTAGTGGTCAAATCACTAATGAAGAAGCAAATATTCTTGCTACAAAAAATGCTAACACTGGCAAACATCCTTGGAATAAAGGAAAAACTGGTCTTCAAAAATCTTACAGAAAAGGAGTACCTAGAACGGAAGAAGAAAAAAAGAAAATAAGTGAAGGAACAAAAATAGGTATGCAAAAAACAACAAAGAAAATTGGAGCACCTAAAGGAACAATACCATGGAACAAAAAAATATCATAAAAAAAAACAAAAACATAAATAGTATTAAACAAGAACCAGAATAACTGGTCTTACTCAGGGGAGGCAGAAATGCCTCCCTTTTTTGTTGTATAAATATACATACGCAACAAAAAGGCAATAAAACGCACATGAACTTTATCTATGTTATTGGTGGAACAGAAAAACCATATAAAATTGGAATAACAAATAATCCAACGAGAAGATTGAAAAATCTTCAAACAGGACATCCGTCCAAGTTGAAAATATATCATGTTGAATTAATACCAGATGATCAAGTTAGATTGATTGAACAAACTATTCATAAAACAATTAATCATAAAAGATTAAAGGGTGAATGGTTTGATATTTCACTTGAAGATGCAATAGCAGAAGTCAAATACGCAAGGATTAGGTATCTTAAAGATGAAATCGTTTAAACAATATATTACAGAAGAAGAATACATCCAAATATATCGTGGAGAATCTGTTCATAATCGTAAAGGTGGGCCTCTTAAAGGCAAATTCTATTCTATTGATGAACCGTTTGCTAGACAATTTACACAATCAGGAAGACCAGAAGAAGTCATAACCAAACAAATACCAACAAAATTGGTCAAAGATATGAGCCATATCTATGCGGGGGATGATATTGAACCCCATCTTCATCAAGCAAAAAAAGAAGGATATTCGGCAGTACGATTTAATGAAGGTAGAAATCAACCAGATTCAATTTATGTATTTAATCATAGGAGTTTGAAAAATGTCAGCACTTGATAACATCCCAGAAAATAAGAATTTTTTGAGTCCTTTGAACTTTCGGTTTCAAATTAAGAAATGCCCTAATGTCAACTTCTTTCTACAGAATGTAAATATACCAGGAATGGTTTTAACAGGACCAGAACAACCTAACCCATTTGTTAGAATTCCAAAAGCAGGAGATCATATTGATTTTGATGATCTAATGATCAACTACAAAGTTGATGAAGACTTACAAAACTATCTTGAGTTGTATAACTGGATTAGAGAACTTGGATTTCCAAATAACTTTGATGAGTATAAATCAATCGCAAGTCAACCAGTATATACTGGATTAGGAATATCTTCAGATATATCTTTAATTATTCTAACATCATCCAGGAATCCAAACTATGAAGTAGTATTTAAAGATGCCTTTCCAATTTCAATATCATCATTAATTTTTGACTCTACTCAACCTGATGTTCAGTTCCTAGAAGCATCTGCCACCTTCAAATATAGGTCATATAGCATACAAAAAATGTAGTATTTTATACTATTGCTATTGACAATACTTGATATACATAGTAAACTCCTCATCAAAAGGAGGATACTATTATGAACTTTGAAGATATACAAAATGCTTGGGATTCTGACTCTAAGATAGATAGCACGAATATTGGACAAGAGTCAATACGAACAGCACAACTCCATGCCAAGTATATTAAAATATACTCTGCCGAAAAAATGAAACTGCTCAAAATCCAACATAACTACAAAATATTACGAGCACAGAAGAAAGAGTTTTTTATTAATCCAACAAAAGAACTTATGCAAGAAAAACAATGGAAGATACCAGAAAGAGGCAAGATTCTCAAATCAGAAATAGAATCTTTCTTGGATTATGATAACGAGTTGCTTGAGTTGGAATTAAAGATTGGGGTTCAACAAGAAAAGGTAGAATACCTTAAAATGATTCTACAATCAATCAATGGTAGAACCTTTGCTATTAAGAACTTTATTGAAGAAAGAAAGTGGTTATCTGGAGCATGATGCAAATCTCAAAACTCAACGAAGTATACATTAAAGTCTCTTCTACAGATAGAGGCATTGAGGAAGAACTGAAAGAATATTTTACCTTTCAGGTTCCTGGATATAAGTATATGCCAGCATTCAAAAGAGGAATGTGGGATGGAAAACTTAGATTATACAATCCAAAAACAAAACAAATATATGCAGGACTGTTTCAAGAAATAGTTCGGTTTGCAGAAGATAGAGAATATGACGTATCGTATACAAATGAGTTTACGAATACTCCATTTTCTACTACTGAGAGTGCACATTTTCTTGATTCCCTAAACCTTCCATTAGAACCAAGAGACTATCAGATAGATGCGTTTACATCAGCAATAAGAAGCAAAAGAAGAGTTTTATTGAGTCCTACTGGAAGTGGTAAATCATTTATCATTTATCTCATATCCAGATATTATGCCAAGAAAACTCTATTTGTTGTTCCAACAACTGGATTGGTTTATCAGTTAGCATCAGACTTCAAGTCATATGGATACGAGCAAGATTGCCATCTGATTACTTCTGGTAAAGAAAAAGATACGGATTGTCTGTATACCATATCTACATGGCAAAGCATTCATCGTATGCCCCAAGAATGGTTTAATCAGTTTGAGGTTGTGATATGTGACGAAGTTCATTTAGCAAAGGCAGCATCACTAACCAAGATTATGTGCAACCTAGTAAATTGTAAATATCGTTTTGGATTTACAGGGACATTAGATGGAACACAAACTAATAAACTAGTAATAGAAGGGTTGTTTGGTCCTGTAAAAGAAGTAACAACCACTTCAAAACTTATTGAAGATAAGTATCTTGCTGATTTTAGAGTCAAATGTATAGTATTGAACTATAACGAAGATATTAAGAAAGCAGCAAAGAAACTAGATTATCAACAGGAAATTGATTATATTATTTCCAATCAAAAGAGAAATAAGTTCATTGTTAATCTAGCAGAATCATTGAAAGGAAACACTTTAATATTATTTCAGTATGTTGAAAAGCATGGTGAAATACTACACCGAATGCTTCAAGACATAACAAATAAACCGTTGTACTACATTCATGGTGGGGTGGATGGAGAAGAAAGAAATGATATTAGAAGTGTTGTTGAAGAACAAACAAATGCTATTATCGTCGCATCTGTTCAAACCTTCTCTACTGGAATAAATATCAAGAATCTTGAGAATATTGTATTTGCTTCACCTTCTAAATCAAGAATAAGAACATTACAGTCTATTGGAAGAGTTTTGAGGAAGAGTGAGAATAAAATACAATCTACATTGTTTGATATTGCGGATGATTTATCTTGGAAGTCTCATAAGAACTATACAATCACTCATTACATTGAACGAGTTAAGATATACAATCAAGAAAAGTTTCCATATAAAGTATATAGGGTAGATTTACAATGACAGAAAATATACAACATATAAGACTAATAAATGGAGAAGAGTTAATAGGTGATGTAGTAGATTATTATGATAACAAGATTCTGGTATCTCAACCATTATTGGTCAATGAAAGAATGTCACAATCAGGAAAGTCAGCAATAGTTCTAACCAAATACATTCCTTTTTCTTCTTCTTCTGTCTGTGAAATACAGAACAATCATGTAATAACTATTACAGACATACATGAAGAGATGGTTAAGTATTATCATCATTCTCTAAGATTTTCATATGTACATGAAGAGAATATGATTAAAGATATTCAATCGGTGAATGTGATGATGGAAGCATCTTTGATGGATATGCATGCTTCTGGTTTTGATACAGCAAATAGTTCAAGTTCATTTCATTAGTATTTCACTGACACAGTGATTATACAGTGAGATGAAAAGTTGTCAAGGAGAAAATACATAATGCGCAAAAGAAACTATGTGAATAATAAAAGATTGTATGAGGTAATATGTGAGTATCAAAAGAAATGTGAAGAAAGTAAAGCAAATAATAAACAGTCTCCTCCGATTCCATCTTACATAGGAGAAGCAATATTACTGATTGCCACCAATCTGTCCAACAAATCTAGTTTCTTTGCCTACTCTTACAAGGATGAGATGATTTCTGATGGAGTAGAAAACTCACTTCTTTATCTTCATAATTTTGATCCAAAGAAGACAAACAATCCGTTTGCTTATTTTACACAGATAATCAAGTTTGCTTTCATACGAAGAATAGAAAAAGAAAAGAAGCAACACTATATAAAGATTAAGAACTTGGGAATGATGTTTATAGAAAATGCTAATGATGATGCATTTAATGTTACAGCAGAAAAGTTCTCTAATGAAATAGCAGATGAGTTTGTTAAGACGTTTGAAGACAGGTTGACAAACAAGAAAAAACAGTCTAAGTTGGTTGCGAATAACATACAGCAATTTTTTGAATGAGGCACAAAATGTATATGAAAGAAGAAGCAAAGAATAAGTTGCCACCAATCATCGTTGAATATATTGAGAAACTGTCAGATGACAGAACAAATAAATGGCAACGAGATATCTATTGTGTTATGCTTGAACGGATACAACAAGCATGCCAAGATGCTATTAACACTCACAATATGAAGACTAAGAAATCTGTTAGAACCACAACTAAGTAACCTCTATGTTGATTGCTATAATATGTGACACCCACTATGGGGCAAAATCGGATTCTTCTGTCCTACTAGACAACCAGAAACTGTTCTTGGATAATATCTTTTTTCCAACTCTCCGAGAAAAGAATATCAAAACAGTTATTCATCTGGGAGACCTAGTAGACAGAAGAAAATATATTAACTTCAATACCTCCAATAGAATGAGAACAGATTTTCTCAATCCATTACAAGATTATACTGTTCATTTTATTGTTGGTAACCATGATGTATTTCATAAAAACACTAATGAAATCAATGCGTTGAAAGAATTATTGTCATCATATGCTTTTGATGTGCATACAGAAGCAACTAAAATAACAATAGATTCTTGTCCAATTTTGTTAGTTCCCTGGATTACTTTACAAAACGAATCTCATACAATGAGAATGATTGAAGAAACCAAGGCACAGATTTGTATGGGACATTTTGAACTTGCTGGTTTTGAATTCTATAAAGGCATCGTGTCAGAACATGGCATGTCTGCTGATACTTTGAGTAAGTTTGATATGGTGTTTTCTGGACATTATCATCAGAAATCATCAAAAGGTAATATTCATTATCTTGGTGCTCCATATCCTATGACATGGGCAGATTATGATTGTCCAAGAGGATTTCATCTATTTGATACAACAACCAGAGAACTTACATTCATTCCAAATACATATTCTATCTTTACACAAATAGAATATGATGATACAAACTGTCGGACACTAGAAGACATTACCCGACAGTTTGTAACACCAAACAGTATTACAAACAACTATTGTAAGGTGATTGTTAAGAAAAAGTCAAATCCATATCTATTTGATCTTTTTATCAATGAGTTGGAAAAACAATCTCCAAACGAAATAAAAATCATAGAAAACTCGGTGATTGATATACAAGAAAGTAATATTGATGAAGCAGAAGATACTCTGACAATATTAAGAAAGACGGTAGATGGATTAGATATTGATGTAAATAAACCACTATTACAAGACTTGATTTCTGAATTATATCAACAAGCGAGCAATATGGAAATATAAAACATGGTAATTTTTGAAACTGTTCGATTTCAGAATTTTCTATCAACCGGCAACCTATTTACAGAAGTAACACTTAATTCTCATAACAACACTTTGATTTGTGGCATCAATGGTTCGGGTAAGAGCACAATCATTGATGCTATTACCTTTGCTTTATTTGGCAAAGCGTTTCGCAATATTAACAAACCACAATTAATTAATAGTACAAATGCGAAGAATATGTTAGTAGAAATTGAGTTTTCTACCAATAATAACAAATATTTAATTCGTCGTGGTATGAAACCAACCGTATTTGAGATACATCAAAACGGAATATTATTAAATCAGTCTGCAGATAGCAAAGACTATCAATCAATCATTGAAAAGACTATTTTGAAGATGAACTATAAGACTTTCTGTCAAGTGGTTGTACTTGGGTCTGCTAACTTTACTCCATTTATGTTATTGCCAGCAGCACAAAGAAGAGCATTCGTAGAAGATTTGTTGGACATACAAATATTCACAACCATGAATGGTTTGCTCAAAGATAGGATTGCCGAAAATAAAACTGAAATAGTTAACTGTGATATGAATATCAAGTTAGTTGAAAGTTCTATTGAGACAAACAGAAAACACAGAGAGAAGGCATCTCAAGATATAAACTCTATGATTCTTCATAAAGAAGAACAGATGTCAGAACTAAACAACGAAGTCCAAAAGTATCTTGACGAAATGGACGATGTTAAAAATAAAACTCTTCTTATTCAAAGAAAGATTGATGAATCCAGACCAAAAAATAAAAAGGCACTGGATAAAGCATATAGCATGAGAACTGTGCTCACAACTAAGGTTAATAACTCAGACAAAAGCATTTTGTTTTTTCAAGAAAATAACAACTGCCCAACCTGTGAACAACAAATAACAGACACATTCAAAGAGAACAAAATTGCTGACCTAAAGAACTCTAAAGCAGAGAAAGAAACTATTCTCAAAGAACTAGAAGACAAAATTGTTTCCCTTGAAAGTATGCAAGATAAAATCATGTCGTGGGTAGAAGAAGCAACTGCTCTAAGTAGTTCTATCAACGCCACAAAATCAAAGATAGATCTTATTGTCAAGACAATGTCTTCATACAAAAAGGATATTGATGACCTGACCAAAAACTCTGTTGCCATCATAGATGATACAGAGTTGTATTCTGAATTAGATGAACTCAGAAAGAAGAAAGAAACTCTTGTTCAACAACGAGAAATATACAACGTTGGTGTTATTCTATTGAAAGATGGTGGTATTAAAGCAAAGATCATCAAGCAATATATACCAATCATTAATCAGATGATTAACAAGTATTTGGATGATATGGAGTTTTTCTGTCAGTTTACTATTGATGAAACATTTGAAGAAAAGATCAAATCAAGGTATAGAGACGATTTTACTTTTGAATCCTTTTCTGAAGGAGAAAAGATGAGATTGAATCTTGCTATTCTATTCACATGGAGAGAACTAGCAAAGATTAGAAACTCAGCAGCAACAAATCTATTGATACTTGATGAGATTATGGACTCATCATTAGATTCTTCTGGCACCGAAGAGTTTATTAAGATAATTCAATCGTTAACCAAGAAAAATAATGTATTTGTGATTAGTCATAAGACTGACCAGATACAAGAAAGATTTGAAAATGTAATCAGATTTGAAAAGACAAAGAACTTTTCAAAAATTGTAGAATAGGAGATAAAATGAGAAGATTGTTGTTTACATTAGTATTGCTTTTTGCTACACCTGCATATGCAGATAATTATAAGATACTCAGAGTGTTGGATGGGGATACTGTAGAGATTGAAGCACCGTTTTTACCCAAACCCCTAAAACCATCCTTGCTTCTAAGAATGGAAGGAATAGATACTCCAGAGATTGGAGGTAAGGCAAAATGTCCATTAGAAAACAAACTTGCCAATCAAGCAAAAGCACTTGTTGAGACTGAACTTAAATCTGCTAAATCAGTGAATGTGGTATTAGTTCATTGGGATAAGTTTGGTGGTAGAGTAATAGGAAAGATTTTCGTTGATGGTGCTCTTTTGAGT